GGCTGAGTCTTGGGGCCGAGATAATCTCCTTTTGTAATTCCTGATGCTCGTAGTAGAACGCCCACATTCAAAAGGGCTTCGTATTGTCCGTTGACAAGGCATGGGGAATGTTTGAGGAATTGGAGATCTTCAGCTTGAGTGTTCACCTCGACAGAGATAGAGTATCCTGCGAGGGCTGCAGCAATACGGATCTTTTGTGGGGTCAGATCCGATCTACGTAAAGCGCTGATGCAGTAGGCAATACGCCCGAGTTGCACTGTATTTAGGATGGTGGTCAGTGTGCTCCCTGAAAGTAAGATGGCGTGGCCATCTCGATGTCTGAAATAACATTTTTCACGATCAGACTTGAGGGTGCTCCGCACCGTGTTCCAACCAACCAGCTGAGCAACAGCGTTTTCAATTTCCACACGACATGCCTTGGGTACCATTCTCACTAGCGCGGCGAAAGCTTCGGCTGTGTGCGATCTGTCGCACTTGGAGATGTCCACATTGAAAGTGTACACGACGCCATTTTCGTCGCGATACCCACAGGCCCCATCGTCGGAGAAGCCAATAAACAGGAAGCTACCAGTACTAAGTAACTCTCGGAAAATCGGCCCCAACTCCTCTGGGCGTGGTGTGGCGATAAACATATACTCCCCATCATTGTGGAGCTGTAAACGTTTACCGTTCAGGGTTTCCTTCATCATCTTGGTTATGACGAAGGCTTGAAGGGAGGCAGCTACACCCAGGTCGCCAATAACGCGACCGACCTTCCTAGGTTTAGCCCATTCGTCACTTTTGAACTTCACCCAGGCTTTTTGGAGCCAAACTTGGCTCCCTACCGATAAGCCTTTACAAACTCCGGTAATCAGGTCGTCCCACGCGTTCATGCGTAGCTCCCTCTTTATGTGCGGCTCCTTGACGGCTTCGTTTAATTTGTCAAGAAGCTGCTGGTATTCGAACGAAATAGTACCAAAAACCCTCTCATACTCCTTTTGCAAGGGGCATCGTTGAATCCATTGGTACTGATTCGATCTAAGCATATGGTGAAA